GTAGTCTTGTTTTAAAACGTACTCAATGGGGAGACGATCAATACGATCTTCTAGAGTACGAATCCTACCAAAGAGTTTTCCGGTCCCCCAGCCAACTCCTGTGATACCAGCAATTACAACAGCTACTAAATGTTCCATTAATAATCCAATTGGAGTTTTCCTCGTTTCATTAAACCGTTAACAAGCCATACCAAGGCATCTACGCAGTCATCATGAGAGCTAACGCCAAAGTTAGTAAGCTCCTCAAACATAGTAGTGAAATTACGGTAACGATTAAAGATAATTTTGTGATCTTCAAACATACCCATTATACCTCTAAAACGGGCAAGTTTATCTGCACGAAATCCTTTGACTGGATGCCAAATAAGATTATAAAGATCTTCTTGTTCTAAACAAACACGTTTGAAATCTGCTTCTAGTGATGCTTGATACTGAACTGCTTCAGACCAGATGTCACATGTAGAGAAAGTAGGAAAGTATAAGCCGTCATCTTGACGGCCAACGATTGACCAGTCATTAAGAAGCTCTTTCATTGCATCAAGTTTCTCTAGGTTACCCATGACACGAATTCTTCGATAGTCAATGATATGAATCTTGTTACCAATTTTTCCTCCTAAGACCATAACGGTGTAATCGTTCTTTTCTTTAATGCCAGCGGACAAGTCAACACCAATACCAAGGCAATCAAATTCTGTTGCAATCTCTGCTTTAACCAGTAACTCAGGTGCCAAGGACAGTTCATTCTGTCTGACAATTTGATTCATGTACTGGAAAGAGAATGCAATTGGTGCTTGCCTTTTCTTTTCTTTTAGGTACTCTAGTGACCACATGTCTGGCCAGTATGACTCTTCTTCGCCTGTCTCCTCGTTATTTAAGATCGCTGATAGGACGATCTGCATCCAATTGTTCTGTTGGCAGAACGTTGTCGCATGTATATCGTCATGACGGAATCGTGTCCCCAAGCATATCGCACGGCCGCCTTCAAACATCGTGGGAGCAATCACTGCATTCCAGTTATCCTGCATCATCTTGCGGATGTCTGGGTTGCCAATATCTGCTGCAGATTTCACAGGGTCATCAATGATGACAAGATGAGATCGTTTTGAAGTCACCGATCCTTTGAGGCCAGCGGCACATAAAGTAAACTGTTCTTCACCAGTTGTATCAATACCAGCAAACTTGTGGTCGATGGACCAGTACTCGTTGCTAGTAACGTTTTTGAGCAGCTTAACGGTAGGGAATACATTCTGATATTTTTTAGATTCGATGATCCGTTTGATTGTGGCCGATTTTGATCTTGCAATATCAACTGTATAACTGAGGTAAAGAATTTGTAGGGGCTTTTTGGCTGTGGTATGTACACCAATGGCCCAGGCAGTATATAAACCTAGGACAGTGCTCTTGGCTGATCCACGCGGCCCCAATAGGTCAATATTGGGTCCAGCAATTTTTGTTAGACATGAGCTGTTCTGGTTTGTAACTAACTGTTGGTTCCAGTGCTTGTGATGTTCTGCTGGGGCTTTATCAGCTACGTACTCACAGAAAAAACCAAAGTCTTCTCTTGCTCTTTCGTAAATCTCGTCTTGATCACTCTTGCGTATGCGATGGTTTGCTGCAGCAGCTTTTGCATTACGCCGATAAGCTAAGTGAAGATGAGAAGGCACAAGGAGACCTAGTAGTTACTAAATAGTAACTTACTTGTCCTTGCAGTTACAATCTTTATGCTTTTTAGCTGCCTTAGCAGCTTTTAATCCTTTCTCTGCTGACTTTTCAGCATCATCCCCTTCTTTGCCACCTGTCTTCTTTTTGTAGTATTCCACCAATTGAGGGGGCATTTTTTTCTTAGCCATTACATATACTTCCCTGCTAAGGGTTGATCGGGATATGGGTTGCCTCCCTGTGGGGTTTCGTCCACTGGGCGGAAGTTATTGAAGCCAGGACTTACACGGCGGTTGCGATCTAAGGCCTGCAAAATATTGTTCATCGACTTATGCGTGAACGAAGATTCTACAGATGGGCCAGCAGATTCTTCCACTAAATAAACCTATTCTTCAAACTGAATTCTAGCCCATACAGACATTGAAGCTTCTTGTAAAGGCCCTTCAATAGGATCATCTTTAAACACAGAAGCCAGTTCACGTAAGGCTCGGTCTGCTCCTGCCATCAATAATCCTTTTCTGTCTTTAGATGACACAAAGGAATCAACCTGGGCAATAGTCCCTCGAAGCTCTTTCTGCATTTGAGCAATACGTGCTACACCAGCATCACGCTTGACTGCAGTATTTTCAATGTCTTCCCTGAGTTTACGGATGTCTTCTTGCATCTCATTAATCTCATGCAACAGCACTCGATAATGATCAGGCTTTGGGTATACAGCTGCTACCCAGTGGTCCACAGCAATGATGCTGCTTTCGTATCCCAAGAATTTAGCGTATAGATAAACTTGGATAGGAGAAAAGGTCTCTTCTGCAAAAGCAGAAAAAGACTCTCTCGATGCGCTATCTAAATTATCTAGCCAATGTTCAAAGACTTTGACATTGATATCAGAATCGATATCCCTTTTGCGCCTGGCGGTAATCCCTGGCTTCGTCTTTTTCGCTGAACTGCTGCTGCTGATCTGCTGACTTGCGTTGTTCAAAAGCTCCTTTCCCGATGGTTTCACGTTCTTCATCGCCGCCTTTCTCCATCTTTCCAATGGAAAAATCGTATGCAACTTGTGCAGCTTTCTTGTATTGGTCTAGATCAAACCAATCGTCGTCTGCATAAGTGTCATCAACAGTTTTAGGCGTAGATGATGTCATTCCTACTTGTCCTTGTTTGGGGTTAGGTGCTCCTACAACAATGGATCAACTTTTTAGAAGTTGCCCATCATTGAAGCAAGACCTTGGCTGTAGATGTCACGACGACCTTCTACAGATTTCTGGCGTTGCTGACGCTTCTTGGATCCTTCTAGCTTGTCTAGAAGCTGTTGGAAGGTAGTAAGGTCAACCGCTGCATCCTGATTATTGGAGCCCGAATCACCCGGATCGTTAGCCATTGTATAAACGAATTAACTATACTAATTATACTACTGATACTACATCTTAGATCAAGACCAAAAACCACCAAGGAAGCTGCCAAACATAGATGCTTCTTTGTTGCGCTGCGCTACATCACGAGAAGCTGCACCACGAACTTTCTCACCTGCTAAGGCATACTCACCAGACAAGCGAGTGTTAGCAGTAGAGTACTCGCCAGTAATTTTAGCTACAGATTCATTACCGGCCCTCATAATGTTAGCAAGGCTAACATCATATTCTCCTTTGATTTTTGTAGAATCAGTTGCAGCCTTATAATCCATCGCTGAATCATATTTATTCCAGCGTTCTTGAGCATCAGTAGAATACTGTGTGCGCCAACTAGCAGCATCTTGACTGTAAACATTACGACCCGTTTCTGAGTCTTGTGCATAAGCAGAAGCTTCATTCTTAAGATTCTGAATTCCTAAGTTAGTGGAATTAATAGAATCTTGAATCTGTGACTGCTGCCCAGCTTGCAGCGCAAACATCGTCTGATCTGCGTACAGATCATATTCAGCGGCAGTTAAGCCTTGTCCATCTGCATTGTATCCTGCAAAGGAAGGGCCTGCTTCTACAAGAGACTCTTGCTCTGGCTCTGGCTCTGGCGAAGAGGATGATGAAGAAGCATTATTTTGCCTCCTACATTCGTCGTTTGCTTGCCTAGCATCATTTTCACTATTAAAATTTGTAATCCCAAGACTTGCGGCTACAGATGCAGCTCTATCTTCTGTCCCACATTCACGATCGCCTGCCCAGTCGACCCATTTTCTCTTACCAATTTTCATTATGCAAATCCTCCTTTAGCACCTAGTTTAGCAAGGTAATTTGAAGCTGCTTTATTAGCAGCATTTACAGTTGCATCAGCTGCTGCATATTTTTCTTCATCCCCTAAGAATACATCTTGTCCACCATAAGTACCATCTTCTCTTCTAATTGTCGGTCCATAGTAACTTTGGTTATTGTAATAAGGTGTCATATCTTGTTCTTGACCAGCAGGTGTCATTGCAAGATATTGTGAAGTAAAGTTTCGTAGCTCATTAGGATTATCAGCAGCTCCTGCACGGCGTGCTGTATCGTAAAGATAGCCAACTTCTCCTGCTCTACCTAACCTGTTCATCAACGGAGCAAATGCGCCTTGTACGACATTCCGCCCTACATCTTCACCGATGGTTTCGCCTAAACTATCTCGAAAGGCTTCGTTTGAACTAGAAAATTTACTACCATTTTGAAGGTAGTCCATCAAGTACTCTGTAGCCTCATTAGGTTCGTAACCTAATTCCTTAGGAGCTTGGGCAGATTTGTTGCCACCAAATAATCCAAAAATCATGCGAAACCTCCAAACATTGCATTTGCTCTAGCTAATGTTGCCGGTGATTGGCCAGCAAGAGAACCAGCGAAGCCTGCTTGCCTCGACATGTCAGCGATGTAACCTGGACTATTTTTTAAATCAAGCATCGCAATTTGACCTGCTAGTTGCCTCTG